TAAACGTCTCGTAGTAAATCTTCTATTTTATGTATTCTTGCGGTAATAGCTTCCCTACATTTAGCACCTTGTTGAACATCTCTATACTTATATAGATAAGGTATGATGTGTTTTAATTCTTTTTTTAATTTTAGTATAGGTGTACTAGAGCCTATTATTATATCTACTGTTTCTTTATCCATTATTTCTTACCTACATATAAACCAAACCAAGCCGCACCTGCACCTACAATGACAGATACAAAAGCAGACTGAGAATTAGTAGGATCAGGTAGTGTCATAAACCACATAGCAGACTTATAAAACATTAATCCATATAAACTTATAAGAAGTCTTGGAAATACTCTCCACTTATCAAATCCTTCTGCATCGTTGTACCAGGATTTTTTTTGTATTTGTACAGGTGCAGGAGGTGCTTTAGTCATTGCTGTTTTAAGTTCTTCTTCATTCATTATCTTTCTCCACATTTATATTTATATTCATGCTAAAAGATCTTCTTTCTTCATCAGTGTTTTTAAAAGGATATACAGTGTGTGTAAGATAAGAAGGAAATATAATAAAGTCTCCTACAGCAGGGCGTATTCGTACAGCACCATTATGATAAAAGTTAGAGCTTTCATGAAACAATTCTATATTACCGCTACAAGGGTAATGTTTTTTAGAATCTTCTTCATCTTCTTTTTCTAGGTCGGGTACTTTTAAATATCCTACACATGATAACTGACATTCTGTATGGATATGTGCAGGATTAAACTCACCTGCAAACTGTCTTACAACCCAAGCAGAAGCATATTGAATACCTAGTCTAGCATCTGGATGCAAAGCTTGATTCTGCCTTTGTAGATAAAATTGATGATACGCACCAAATGCACCATTAAAAAACTCAGCCATTCTATTTATCTGGTCACCATCAATTAAGAACTCTTGTGTAACTTTACCTACAAGATGTTCAGAATGATCTAGTGATTTATCTTTCTTCTGTTGCATTTTTGCATCAACATACATATTTAAAGATTTAATAATTTTTTCAGGTAATCTTGAGTAAACTATGTGTGGTCCGAAAGGCATAAGCATGCTATGCCCTTCTTGCATATCTTTAAACTCTATAGGTTTTTTAACAGCAACCATATTATTTGTTCCTTGCTTTGAATAAACGATTCCCAAACCAGAAGCTAATTATAGCGGCAAAAATGGTTTGACTTTCTTCATCCCAAGCAACTAATATAGCAGGCAGTAAGTCTTCTCCACCTTGTGTAGCTAATAGCACATAAGTAATTTTAACAAATGCAAATATACTAAAGAAAGCATATGTTATAACTGGTCGCACCGATGCTTGTAACGCAGATACGAATGTAGATTTGTTTGCTTGAGCTAATGACTCAGCATGTTTATACAAACCTTTTACTTCTTCTATGTCTGCTTCTGCATCTAGTTCTTTTAATTTTAGTTTACTTAATTCTGAAGCATACTTAGCTTTAGCTTCAAGCATAAGTAGTTCTTGTTTATTAGCTTGTTTCTTTTCAAAAAATCCCATTACTGAGGGAAGGAAAGAAGTTCCAAACCCCAGTACTGATCCAAGTAACGACAGCATTATTTATCTTCTTCTGGTGTAAGATTAACTGCAGGAAGTTGTCTAAGTTTTTCCATAGTTTGAAACACAGTTTTATAGTTTAGTTGTCCTAAGATATTAATTATCTCATTAAGTAATGCTATATCAACTACGTAATGCTGAGGCACTTCAGGCTCAGGTTCAACAAATGCTTCATTCTCAGGGGTATTCGGATCGTCTGCAATAAATTTTCCGTCTTCAGTTCTTGCACGTTTTTTAGTCATATTAAGCTCCTATATCAACGATTTCACAAGAATCTGCGGAGCAAGCTAACTCTTGTCCACCTCTTGTGCTATCTTCTACTTCATAATCTATTAACTCTTGCCAGTCAAGTCTTTTAGGCATCTTTTTTAATAGTTTTAAATATTCTTTTTTAGAACACTCTTGGTATGGTGCTTGCTTATAAGTATGGTCTGAGTGAGGTAAGAAAGATATTCCTGCCACGTTATCAAAATTATTATACACCCAAGCTCCTACGTCAAGCCACTCTTCTTCTTTAACTGTAATAGTAACAGAAGGCTTATGCTCACACCAAAATTTTTGGTACTTTAACCATAAGTCTAATTGTTCTAAGGCAGAAGTATCATTACGAGTAACTGCTTCTTGTGGAGATTCTACAGGAAAACTAAACACCGTTGTATTTTCAGGCTGAGTTATATCATCCTCTGCAGGTACTCCTTTCTCAATCATAAACTGTGTTAAAGGGTCTTTTTTATCTCCTCTAACAGTTCTAATATAATATTCAGAATGTCTTGCGTGTATGCCAGAAGCTGAATCTACTAACTGAGATACTGTACCAGAAGGCTTGACACATGTAATAGCAGTAGACTGCTGTATGTTTAAACGCTCTGCATACTCTTTATTAACGTTAACTGCAACTTTTTTTAAGTCTTCTAAACGAGTATCTAGATGAGGGTCGTTAGCACCATTAAGTAATTTAGAATCCATGATACCTGTAAGAGAAACTCCTAGCAATCGTTCTTCTTCTGTATTATTTTTCCATATCTTTCTAAGATATTTAAAATCGGTAAGGGTAGATTGGAATGTCCCTAGTATACTAGACAGTCGTACTTTATTAATTAAATCTGCCATAGTATCGTCTGCTCTAACAACTACTTCTGTAAGGTTACAAAACTGATAAGGTCTTAGTATAATCTCACTACAAGGATTAGTACCAAAGTCATGCTCTGAATCTCTTCTGCCATTTTCTAATGATTTTTCTATAGCAGACTGTCTGTTATATATACCACGTTCACCTGACTTAGAGTTATATAAAGTAAGCCATTCTTTCATAAAGATACCTATAGGAGGCTTTTCTTTATAGCACACAGAATTATTAGCTAATGCTCTCTGCCCTTCGTTATTCCACCACTCACCAGACTTGGCTAGTGCCATCTCTTGATCTTGTAAATCAGATAGACTAATAAGTGCAGAACGTCTTACACCACCCACTACTACTACTGAGCCTATCTTACACATAAGGTCGTGGCATTCTATAGATTTTAATTGTCTTCCTGTAGCACCTTTAAATATGCCTACAGTAAATCTAAATAAATCATCTAATGGATCAGGACCACTTGATCTACCACCAAATGTTTTAAGTCTTGCACCTGCAGGTCTTAGTTTAGACAAGTCCCAACTAGGTATCTGACCTGAATATAATAGATGTATCAATTCTTTATAGCCCTTAGCCCAACCTGCTTTGCTATCTCCTACAACTATGGTAGTTTCGCTTTCTTCTAAATCTTCGTTGACTGTTGGTAATTGTTTTGTGTATTTTCTTTCTACTGAAAACCCTACGCCTGTACCACACATAAGTATATAAAGACATTCATCAAATGATCTAACACTATCTACAGGTAAGTAAGAACAATTATATCCTGCTACATTACATCTATCTAATGCTATGCCAGATGTCATTAAAGCTCTCATAGAAGGCATTATTTCTAAATTAAGTACAGCATCTTGTAGTTCTTTGCGTAATTCTATAGGAAGATCATAATTATTCTCCTTGTTTAAACGCTCTGTTAAATAGTCAAAGTATCTAGTCACTGTTTCGTTCCAAGATTCTCTTCTGTTCTCTTCGTTTATCCATCTAGCATATCTAGACACATGAATAAAACTTTGATAATCTGTAGGTAGTTCTATTGAATTAGAAGCGGGTTTAGTCAAGTCGTATGTAGCCATTATTTTTTCCTCTTTAGTTTAGCTTTGTTTTTAAAATAAGCAAGGTTAAAGCCCCGCTCCCATTCCTTAAATCTCATGTGATAACTAGGATAAGGATTCCTTAGTTTACCGTTATAAAATGCTCTTTGCCCTTCTTCAAATTGAATTTTTAAGGGTGCAATGTTACTTCTTTTGCTTTTTCTGTATTGTTGTGATTTCTGCAATGTCTATTCCTTCCACTTCATAAAAAATACTGTTAATAAAATCAGACATTTCTTCTTCAATGTCGCTGTCTACGGGCATGATATATACTTCAGAATCAATTTCTATATCAATATTTATTCTAGCTCTTATCTTCATAGCATCCTATTAATTTTTCTAAATACCATTTAGCTTTATTTAAGTCTTCCATAGGTTTTTCCTTATATGTATATCTCCATACATATTTAAGAACGTTACCTTTTAAATACCCTTTAAATTCTAAGGATGACATAGAAGCCTCTATTGCTTGTATAGCTTCTATGCCCCCTTCGTTATAGTGTTGTGGATAATTAACATCATCAAACTTCAATGTCATAGGCTTCTTCATTGACTTTTCCTCTACCAAATACAAATAAACTTTCGTCTACATTACTTGTTATTATTATTAAATTAAAAAAGGTATTAAGTATAGCTATACCTAATGCCGACCTAAAGAATACTACTACTCTTCTTTTGTAAAGTCCACGTGTACCACGTTTCCTTTTCGTTCCACAACAGGTTCTTCTAGTTCAAAATCTATGATTGAGTTCCATAGCTTATCTCCTTCTTTTCCTGTTATTTTCCCGTCAATAGCTTTATCAAAAAAAGTGGTATGGAGGCTAATAAGTTCATCAGATGCGATATAACTAAAGCCGACCATAGCACGAGCCAAGTCAAGATAATGCTCATAAGCATCACTAGGGAGGTCATCAGATGTTTTACAGGTAATAAGAGTCTCATGTATCCAGTCTCCGTCTTCATCTGATTTAGGTATAAGCCGAATAAGTATTTCGTCTTTACCTGTTTCAAGGGGCTTCTTTGCCATTATGCCGTAGCCTCAGCTATTTCAGTATAGTAATGCCAA